AGCAGCAGCAGTGCCTCCCTGACCCGCTGCATGTTGTTTTAGAAGCTCTATGGCTTCCATTTTAAGCTGAGTTTCTACTTCATCACGCCACGCATCAAAATAAGGCTTTAGCTTCTCATTGTTACGCAACATACACCAGTGTTTCCAGTCACCCACCAAAGCCATAGCAGGTTTGTAATCAGTGACATCGCGACACTCCAAATACACTTCACGCCAGTCATCTAAGGAAAACACTGCATATTTCTTATCTACGTGCTGTGCAGAAGTTTCCTTAAACAATCCTGTTATTAGCGGCCTGTTTTGGCTGTCACAAAAAACAGACTTGTCATACTTAATTTTCTTCATTGAGCTACCATTTGATGAAAAGCACAAGGAGGTTCATCTATTTCTACCAACGGTCTTAAAGAAGCAACCCCATCTTCATTCACATTGGGAACAGGCGGCATAGCAAAACAAGCTCCATAAGGTTCATTCATGTTTCCTTCGGATTCTTGTGGCTTGTAAAAGCGACAATTACCACATACGGGAACCATAAAGTCAACTTGCTTTTGTTTCTTCATGCTATCTTATCCACTAGAAAGGACACAATACCACCCACAATCGACGCTACACCCATTCCTACCCAAAAGCCCCCTTTAGACTTATTGGCAAGCTCTAATAGGCTTTTAATGTCATTACGAAGTAGGTGGACTTCTTGCTTTAACAGGTCAACTTCTGCTTCTAAACGTCCAAACTCACGGGGGTCAATCGTCGTCATAGTCTTAGACCAATTCAAGAACAAGGCTATGGAGGTTCAAAACCTGCCCCGCATTGGCGTTCGTGAAGATCAGCCGCATGGTCTGCGCAACCGAGCTATCAACCGTAAGCGTATTGTTGTGAGCGCCTAGCGGCGCTCCTGAAACCACGCTGCCGCCCACACCGCCCACAGTGCCCGCAGTGTAGGCCGTGAATTGCGAAAGACTTTCTTGCGCGCCTGTTGTCCCACCATACGGTCCTATGTCTGCCGTGAAACTCCAAGCGCCCGCCAAAGCGCTAGCGGGAATAGACACAGACCCATTGAAAAGAGTCTGCAATCCATAATCACAATAAACAGACAGGTTGCGCGGCGCCCCGGTGTTGTTAATGTAAGTGCCTGATGCAGTCAGGCGAACGCGGCGATTGGCCTGCATGATATACCCTGGAATGGCATAAGACCAGACTGTAGTGGCGGCGGTTGTGCCCGTGACCTGCACTTGTGACGCCACACGCGAAAGCGCATCAAGCGCGCCAAAAGGAAGTCCCGCATATGTGTAGCCTGTCACCGCTGGATGCGTCGGAATTAACTCCGCGCTGTCACCTTCTTGCAGCGACTTAATGAATATGCCGCGTCCCCGCGCCGCTGCGCTCCACGGTGCCCAGGTTGGGTCGAAATAGAACCCACCCCGATACGCAAAATCGTCAAACCCTATACATGTCGGGTAGTAGGTTCTAAGCGGCGATGCACCCGTTGGAACGCGCACGGCAAACGCATTACCTACCGTTGCGCTAGACCCGTAAAGGAACACCTTTCCGATACGAATGTTGTCGCACATCCGAAACGTAAGGCAGTCATTACTTGCGCCGTCCGGTCGCGAAATTTCAAGCAAGGCCAGTTCCAGCCGCGCAACGTCTAAGCCAGGCGTATTGCCATTATAAATCGGGTTGCCAACGTCCACGCCGCTGAAATTGGCTACGCCCGCCGTTGGGTCATAGCCGCGAATACGCGCAACGCGTCCCGCGCCGGAGGACGTAAAGCAGAGCGGTGTATTTTCATGTGCGCGAAACTGGACGTAACTGAGGCGTACCCGCCGCACATGAACATCTAGCACACCACCAATCGAGTGCGTGTCAAGAATGCCGACATCGGCAATATCTGCCCCGTCAAGCTGCACACCTTCAATGCTGTTGACCATTGGGCCGTTAATTGAAATCATAGTGCCGCCAGCAGCACCCGCCCAAATCAACAACGAACGCGCCGGAAAGCCAGGTGAAATTTCTTGGTTGCTTGACCCGTACACGCCGTCGCCAACGATGCGGAGATTTTGCTTTGTAGAAATAGCCGAAACCGAACCATCTCCAATCTGCAAGGTACTGGTGATTTTGCAGCGATTAGCGCCGAATATAAGGGTTCCACCATTAGGCAGCGCATTGATGGCTGCTTGCAATGCTGCGGTATCGTCGGCAATTCCATCGCCAATCACGCCAAAATCTTTTATAGACACACTTTCTTGGGCTTTACTTGTAACTGTGCGTTGAACAGCACCAGCGCCTAAAGGCGTGTATTTGACATCATCCCAACTAGCAGATGTGCCATTAGTAGTTAAATACTTACCACTATTGCCTGTTTGCGTAGGAAGGTTGGCTTGCACTACAAGCTGCCATCTAAAAGCCGCTAAATCTGTAGCAAAGACACCAGAAGTATGGGCGACAACACAAATATAAGCCGAACCTGTTTGTTGTACTACATCCCCTACTTGATAAGCTGTAGCTGTTAGCCATTGACCTTCCCAATTAAACCCTTCTACCGTAATGGGGTTTCCTTGGTTTAGAATATTGAACCCATTCATGTCCAGATTAGCAGACATCTGATTAGGGGTGTCCCCATCCCTAGACAACGTATTGTCAAATGCAGCCTCAATAGCATCAAAATTGGCATTGAGAGCATCAACTGTCCCATATCCTGATGTTATTGAGCTTAACGGTACTTTAGGCATTTAGATGTTTTCCTGTCATTTGTGGCTTTTGTGATACTTTTACAACATTTCTCTGAAACTTGATAATTTTTGTGGGATTTTCTCGAGTGTCATCATAAAAGTCCTCAGCACCCCTAGCCCCCTATGTGACCCCCTCAAGTTACAAATTGTTACACTTGTAGCTCATTGTGTTACATTTGGTTACATTTTGTTACATTTATGCACTCTTATGGTGCATTAGTGGTACATTGCGGTGCATTATGTGACATTTATGGTGCATTTGTGTTGTTTTTATGCAACAAAGGTCATTTGTGTTATAGCCTCTTAAGTTTCCGCTATAGTGCCTTATACATTAGAACATTAACGTAATGTTTTCCATAAAGAAAAGAAAAAACAATTACTTATGTGTTTAATGCATAATGTCTAATGAGACTTAATAGGCAAAACGAGGACATGCTAGAAGACATATATAAGGGGTCTTTTAGCTTGCCCAAAACAATCAGTCATTAATTGATTGTCTCCAGCTTGCTTACTTGTTCCCTAAGTTTGTTTATACCCCTAGGCGTATTAGTAAGCGTACAAAGTGCAGTTAGTTCTTATTGTCGGCTATTAATGTTGATTGTGTCTTCTGAGCAGTAAGCCGTTTTTTCTGGTACCCTAACAAGTCCAGATAGCGCCGTCCTCTAAGCGCTTACAAGCCAGCTTGATCTTAGGATGCACACATCTTTACTCAACCCTCATACAGCTTGTAATTCACATTGTACAGACTTTGTTACACCTTGTCAAATGCCTAACATATAGATTAAGACAATGCAATAATAGCGTGTCTTATATGTTGTTTTTATACAACACATAACAAAGTTGTAAAAAAGTGTAAGAAATGGGGTTTATGGGTTGACATGCTCAAATTGCCTGATATTATGACTACATCGAAACAATTCTATGAAGGGATAGAAAAATGAATTACAATGAATGGTTAGAACAAGCAAGTAAAGAACTGCAGGCGCGCGATGTTGTCGACGCATACTACGACGCACTGGCATTGCTAAAAATAGCAGAGGCCCGGATGATTGATGCAGGTTTATTAAAAGGAAAATGAAAATGAGACAGCAAGAGATAGCACGTCAGGCATTACACAATGCCACCACAAACCAGAGCATGACAAACTACGCCACAATTCTTGAAGGTCTATCACAAATGGGAATCCCCATGCAAGACATAAAACCTAGAGAGAATGTTTTTACGTTCCACGCATGGAAAGCGCTCAACAGGCACGTTAAGAAGGGCGCGAAGGGCGTTAAAATTCTAACTTGGAA